TGTAACTTCAAAATTTCCTTTGGGATCAATTTTTTTCAATCCTTGAATTTCTTTATCTATTTCTCCTTCATCACCATGAGTTAAAAGTTTAAAAGTAATTTCATTTTTTGTATTAGGAAGAAAAAATAAAAATTCGTTTTTACCTTTCTCAAGGATATTTTTTTCTACTAATGGTTTTTCTTTAACTTGAGTTAAATCAATAGTTAATTTTTCTTCTACATCTGAGTAGTCAGGATAATAGGTAAAAGAGTAATCTTTACCATAACCTAAAACACGGGCCGCTATCATAATAGCATCTTTATCACCAATTAATAAATCTTTATAATCAAATTTAGTAATTAGCATTGATTGTAATAATTTATCAATTACAATACCTTGTTTGATATAGTTTTGGTTAGTTAAAATGTCTTCTTCTCTAGCAGTCATGTATTTCATTTCAACTTGTCCAGATGCTAAAGGATGACCTTCAGGATAAAGTAAACCTTTTGAAGGCAATTCCACCATTTCGGTAGGGAATTTAAATTTATTTTCTTCCATAATTTTTATTTATTATAACTTTATTGTCCTATATAAATATATAAAGAAAAAAGAAGCTCACAAAAAATGCGAGCTCCTTTAATAGTACTTGTAATTTTATTAAAAATTCAACACACAATAATCTGGTTGAACTGTCATTGTGAGATTAACAGCAGTATTTTCTGTATCCCAGCTGTAATCACCGAAGTTAGCATCTATAATCAAAGCACCTTTGATAATCCATTCTGAAACGATATCACCTACTGGTCCTAATACGTCGAATGTTAAGTCTTTCTTATAGAAATCGCTATAACCATCACGTCCAGTTACTGATTCGTGGTGTAAACGTACCCATTCCATTACTGCCTGAGCTCCTGAAGGAGTGATAGGATCAAATAATGTAAATTGAATAGTACCCCAAGTAGTTTTACCTTTAACAAAACGTTGTACGTTAATATGGTTTAAAGGTACAGTACCTTGAGTTAATGTGACTGCACCAACACCTTTAATCTCATACGCTGGTATACCGTCAATATACATAATGAATCGGTTGGCCTGTTTTGGTTCAAAGGCTGTGAAAAATATTTCGTTTGGATCTAATACTGCCATTTTGTTTATTTATTTGTTTTGTTATAAATATTGGTTTTTTAAAAAATTACGCTGGGAAAGTAGCTCCTGTAGGTAAGATGTTGAAATCCAAGTAAATGAATTCAGCTGTCTTAGTTGGTTGTAAGTAAATTTGACCTACTAATTGATTTCTATCAATTACATCTGGAGTGTTGTTACTTGAATCCATGATTACTTTAAAAGCATACAAACCTTGACGTTGTTGAACTGATTCTAAGTATGGATTTACTTGGTTCAAGAAACTTGTACGAGTTGCAATTGTGTTTTGTTCGAACACTAAGTTATTAGCAACTTGAGAGATGTATGATTTAAGAGAAATCAACAGACGACGAACGTTTACACGATCCAAAGCACTTGCTTTAGTTTGTAATGTTTTCTGTCCGTAAACTACAACTCCAGTTCCAGGGAAAGTAGCAATTGGGTTAACTTTATTTGAATATAAAGTATCACGATTTGCTTGAGATAATTTCTTTTCAGCTCTTACTACATTACCCAATCCACCTCTGTTAATACCTGCTGGTGCGAACCAAGGTTCTGACACGCTATCGTTGTAAGAATAAACACCTGCTACCATTGTAGAAGCTGGAACCCATACTAATTGAGCTGAATCTGGATCAATTGTTTGAACCCAAGGCCAGTATGAAGCAGCATATGAAGTATTTTTAGAGTTTGCTTGAGCAGTTACTGTATTAATACTTGAACTAAATGGTACTAAATCAACTACATAAATATTATCACCTCTGTTTTGAGTGTTATTTATTGCTGTAGTTACTTGAGAAGCACCTAAATTTGCTGTTTGTGTAAACAAACCGGGAGTTAATAATACATTAAATCTATAATCATCTTGGTTAGCTAACAAGCTAATCATATTATTATAAGCACTTGCTGAAATACCCTGGGTATTTGTTGCACTAGCACTAATTGAACTATAATATAAAGCTCCACCACCTACAAACAAAGTTCCAGTAGCTCCAACAAATGAACCACTAGCATTTGCAGGAATAGAACCCGTATAATACGATTGAGGATTACCGTTATTATCAAAATAATTTGGTGTTGGAGTATTAACTGCACTTACATAAACGTATCTTGAATTTGTAGGATAATCACCAATTACTTCAACTTGATTATCTGCTTCATTATATTGTCTGTATTGGTTACCAATTACTCTAGCTACATAATTAGGAGCTGTAGGATCCATTGATAAGTTAGTCCAAGTTTCTAAAACAATAGGAGTATTAGTATTATCGTTACCTTGACGAATCAACAAACTAAAAGTACCAGCAGATGTATCTGAATTTGCTATTTGCCATCTAATATTATCAGTTGAACCTGAAAGTGATAATGAACCACTAGAATCTATAGAGCAAGAACTATTCATTAATACACCTTCGGAAATAGTAGATAATACTAAAGATTGAGAGGCAGCAGTACCAGCATATAAAGAAGCAGAATTTAAAATTCCACAACCATTTGGTGAAGGTGTTGCTGAAGATGCTGATGTAAAGGCTGATGTAAAGCTACCTGTAGTAACTCTAGCTACTAATAATGTTTCACCACCATTGTTAAAATAGTTGTAAGCAGCAATAGAAGTAAAGTAGGTATAAACTTGACTACCACTTAAAAAAGTAGTACCAAATTTGTTTTGATAGTCACTATATGAAGTAACAATTGTTGGAACTTCTACAGGACCTTTAACTGTTGGACCAATAATAGCAGCACCTACTGTTACAGGTTGCTGTGTAATAAAGGAGTTGTCGTTTTCTAGTGCTAGTACGCCAGGAGATATTAATGTTTCTGCCATTTTCTTAAAATTATATTGATTTTATTCCGTAATAAATATTACAGAAAAAGTCAAAATTAATTAGAACTGGTGAATTCCCCTTTAGATATATTAATAGCCCCTTCACCGTATTTTCCTTGAATTTCTTTTCCTACTTGAATTTCTTGTAGTTTAAGTTGAGTGAGTTGGTCAATAAGGGTTTCTTTTTGAAGTTCTAATTCTTGGATTTGAAATTCAACATAACCAAAATCAATTGTTAATTGGTCTCTTTTTGATTGTAAACTTTGAACTTGAGTAAGTTCTTCTTGGGTTAAAACTTGTGTTGTCATATTATATGTAAATTATTGTGTAAAAGAAATCAGCATCTCCACCAAAAGAAGTAAAAGTTAAAGCTCCGGTTCCGATATTTAAATTTCCTACTTGGACTACAGGACCTAATCCAGCACTACTTGATAATGCTAAAGATACAAAAACATTTTGTCCTAATGTTTTTGTTGTTAATTCGGGAAGGTTAACACCTAATGTTCCTCCTGTTGTTTTGCCTGCTCCTGCTATAAAGTTTAATTGAGTATTAGGAACAGCACTGCTTCCGCTAGCAACATAACTTCCTAAGATTTTAGCACTTGAGGCAAATGATGCTGATACTGCTTGAGATGAACTTATTGCTTGTGATGAAGTTACATACAATACATCTGCTATAGGATTATACTTAGGAGCAATTTCACTGTATTTAAAAGTACCAAATCCTGAACCTGATGTTCTTAGGAATGGAATAGTATAATTACCATTTCCAAACCCAGATGTATCCATATCTACTCTAAGAGTTTCACCCCATAATCCACTACCTGTAGTTGCTAATAAATTAAAGGAACCAGATATTGTAATGTCATATCCTACTTGTCCTGTAAAAGCATCAATAGATTGAGATATATCAGATGCTTGAACTACATTTCCGTTTAGGATATTTGTTTTAGATAATACTTGTAATGCCATGTTTATTAATAAATATTCAAAAGTTTATTAATTGACACAATTACTTGCTCAGGTTTTATAGTTTTTGTACATTCAAAGTGTCTTGGTGTGTTTTTATGTTCAGGACACCATTCCCAATCACCCGGATTTAACCAATGACTGTTAAAACATCCAGAACAAGTACTAGAATCAGGAGTAAATATACGTTCACAATCTTCAAATTCAGTATAAGGTTCACTAAATCCTGAAATTAGTATTGTTTTTGTTTTTAAAGCCCATGATAACCAACTCATACCACTACCAACTCCAATAAACATATCAGCATATTTAATATCATTCATTCTGTCTTGTAAAGGTAAGTTACCTGTTTTATCAATTACTCCTGTTAATGTTCCACCGAGTTTTGAATCATGCCAAACATCACCTAAAGGTTCTTGAGTTAACATTACAACTTTATACCCTTTATTGTTTAAATAATCAATAATTGATTGCCAACCACCAGGATTATTCCAATACTTAGCATGAGCAGAAGCATGAGGAGCAATAACAACATATTTACCATCTATTTGTTTACCTTTATCTTTAAAATAAACTTTAGGTTTTACTTCATAATAATCTAATCCTAAAATATCTGATGATGTTTGTTGTAAAGGAATAGTTTTAAATTCTTGGGGATTTTTGCTTTCTATTCGATTTTGGTTATCATAAAACCAACCAATACAATACATAGCATATAAATTTTCTACAGGTGTACCAGGTTTGATAAATTCTATTTCAGGGTATAAAGATTCAAACCAATCATTATGGAAAGTAGAAACAACCATTTTACAATTATGTTTTTTTCTAAATTCTTCAATAGGAGGAAACCAAGCTAGTGTATCACCAATAGCGTTTGACTCTAAATGAACATAAACTTTTTTATTTTCAGCATTATACAAATGTTCAAATACTAATTCACCTTTACTATATACTTCAATTTTCCAATCAACAAAATAAGCAGTATTACATTTAGTCCACATATTGTTAGTAATATCAGCTTCATGATATGTTTCTCCTGTTTTATTATTTTTAAAAATAATATGATAATTAGCATCTTCAGGACCTAATATTTCACAAGAAGCACAATTTACAAAGTGAACATTAAAAGAATTTTTAGGTTCTTTATAAGGTAAATTTAATTTAATTGTGTTATTGTATTCTTTAATTAGTATGTTTTTCATGATTTCCAAAAATATATAAAACTTTGATGATGTCCAAGATGAACGTGATAATTATTAAAACCTTTATTTATAAAAAATTCAATAAATTCTGTTCTTTTATTGTCTCTTTGTTCTTCTTCTTCATGATATTCAAAAAATATTTTTTGTATTTTATCCCATGTAACTTGAGTTACATTTTTAAAAACATATTTTTCATGGCCTTCAATATCACATTTCATATAATCTACTTTTGTAAGATTATGTTTTGCAAAAAGTTCGTCCAAAGTAATACATTGTATAGGTTGAGTCTCCCACCAATTAGGCCATTTTTGAATATCCATATAACCTTTTTTTAAACCAATAGCTACATTATCTACTATCCAATTATAATTTTTGTTTTTATTTAAAGCTTCAAATATACTAGGATCAGGTTCTATGCAATATAATTTAGAACAACCTTTTGATTCTGCTCTTATAGCTGACATACCAATATTTGCTCCTAGATCTAAATAAATATCTCCTTGTTTAACACCAGGGCCATAATTATTTAGTTCATCGTGGATGATATTTCCATAGGCCATTGCTCCTTCCCAACCATATCTTTCTGTCATTTCTTGTTGGTTTAAAGAAA